TATGTCCGTACTTTCGTGCGACATCATGTTCTAGTTGGTGAATACGCACCAACGCCGTTTCCAATGTATAAGGGGATTGGAACTCCCCATTGTGCATAGTTAAATCCAATGCACTTGGATGTTGTGTAATAGTAGTAATGCATTTTATGTACAATAGAACAAATGTATGCATCATAACATCTGTCCCAGAGCTTCTCTTGTTTATAATTTCAAATTATTCCGCTAAATAACGGTACTTCTCGAGGGAAGTTCAAGACAAAATGAGTTTTCGTAATACATAATTGGTTTGGAAGATACCAATTATGAATTCGTAACTACCTCACCTGGGTTCTTTGGTTTTAATCGCATGTATCCAACGCGATATCAAAAATGTGAAATATTCATCCTACTCCTCTACTGAGGGAGGATATGGGTTTTCATCCCATTCGTATTTCGCACAGTACTTAAGAATTTGTTCCCTGTAAGTTGGGAACGCTCCTACAAGTCCTATGAGATTACTTTCTTCAGCTACTTTCTTAAGTTGAGCACTTCTTTCAGCGTATTTAACGCTTCCAAAATGTGCATACTTATCAAGTGCATCTCTAATCGTGCAGGCTGAATGTAATTCCTCAGAAATCTGAGAACGTCCATGTGCATGCAACATTTTAGATATTGAAGATTCGTCTATAATTGCGCGATATAATTGCAATTCGTCATCCCAAACTGCATTGTGTTTCAAGAAACCTGCTTCCGATCCATGTATAAATGGTACGGATTTAGCTTCTTTATCTGCCATAGTGTAAACAATGTCACTCTCGGCTAAAACACGTGCAATATTAGTATGATTGTATGCATCATATCCCTTTTTAACAGACATAATGTTATCATCTCCATAAGTTAATAATGATACTACTTCCGAAAATAATGGAACTGACCACCATTTTTCTTCTTGTGCTATCTTATAATATACGTAACGCATATACAAACTATTAACTAATGAATTTTTAACGACAGTCAATGGATGTCCCGAAGGATTCGATCCACAAAACTGTACTAATGTTCCAAAATAATCATATGTTGGCGAACATATTTCCGTGGCAATACCGCGCATGATCATTAAATCATCCGCATCGTGATGTCCACTACGTTTTGCTAAATTAATCAAAATCTTAAAACTTGCCAACATAAATCTTGGTGACATACGTCCATCAAAAGATTTGTAATCTCCTG